AAGGCAAGATGTTTGCCAAGACAGTTACCAACCCTAAGACAGGACGTAAGGTAAAAGTAAGTTACGGTCAAGCAGGTAAAGCTAAAGACGGTGGTAAGCGTATCAGACCAGGAACAAGCAAAGGTGATTCGTATTGTGCAAGAAGCGCTGGTCAGATGAAGAAACACCCAAAGGCAGCAAAGAATCCTAACAGCCCACTACGTCTATCTCGTAAAAAGTGGAAGTGCGCTGGTACTAAATCTAGGAGAACATAATGGCTACACCTAAGAACAAGGCTCTATACTCTAAAGTAAAGTCAGAGGCTAAGAGAAAGTTTAAAACATGGCCCAGCGCATATGGAAGTGCTTGGTTAGTCAAGACGTATAAAGCACGTGGTGGTACTTATAGCAAGGGAGGCTCAGTTGCAAAGGTCAAAGCACGTACTAGAAAGTCGTAGAGGTTACGGTGAAGGTGGACTCACTCAGTGGTTCAAAGAAGATTGGCGTGACGTAAAGACAGGCAAGAAGTGTGGGCGTTCTGGTAGTAAAGATAAGAACAGACCGTACCCTGCGTGTAGACCTGCAAAAGTAGCTGGTAGAATTAGTAAAGCAGAAGCAAGAAAGAAGACTGGACCTAAGAAAGTTAAATGGTCAGTAACAGCTTCAGGGAGGAAGCGAAAGTGAAGAAGACTATATGTCCAAAGTGTAAAGGCAAAGGGTGCGCTCATTGTGGGGGTACTGGTTATCATAAATCTAAAATGAATAAAGGTGGTGTTATGGGAAAGAAACCAATGAATGAAGGAATGAAAGCTTTGAAGAAAGCTGCACCAGAAGTAGCAAAGAAGATGGGCTATATGTATGGTGGTATGGCTAAGAAACCAAAGATGGGCATGGCCTATGGTGGAATGGCTAAGAAGACTAACAACATGGGTCATGGTGGTGTAGCTTGCGGTGCATCTAATCCTCCAGCTAGACCTATGAAAAAGATGAAGAAATAGCATAACGGCTATTCCAAATTAGCAGTACTATAGCGCTAACATTTGTGTATAACTACCCTTGTACAAACAAGGAGAAAGTACATGAAACATTTTTTAAAACGCATGTGGGATAACCACGTAATCAGACAACAAAAACGTGCAGATTTTAAACTTCTACACATGTTGTCTGACAGAGAACTAAATGATCTAGGAATAGGTAGATCACAAATAAGGAATGCAATTTATGGCAAGGACGTTAACTGAAAGACAACAAAGGTTCTTGGATGTATTATTTGATGATGCTGGGGGTGACGTTGTAGCTGCTAAGAAGTTGGCTGGCTATGGTGACAACTCCAGCACAACAGCAATAGTGGAGGCTCTGAAGGATGAAATCGCTGAAAAAACTAGGACTTACTTTGCTAGAACTGCCCCGAAAGCTGCTTATGCTCTTATGGGGGCTTTGCAAGATCCCACTCAGTTGGGTATCAAAGAAAAAATGATAGCTGCCAAGGACGTGCTTGACAGAGCAGGTCTTGGTAAAGTAGACAAAGTAGATGTCACCAGTGGTGGTGGCATTTTCTATTTACCACCTAAAGAAGGTACAAACGAATAATACCTCAAAGAGAATTGGGATTCTGGCAGCTACCTCTGCCCCCCAAGAACCACAACAAAGAATGGCATGTAATAGCTAGGACAACTGTAAAGGTTCCCTTTGGCTATGAAGTGCATCCAGAAAATGATAGGCTACTTGTTCCTGTAGAACATGAGCTAGAAGCGTTAGAGCTTGCAAAACAACACCTCAAGCAGTATAGTTACAGAGCAGTAGCGCAGTGGTTGAGTAAAGAAACTGACCGATACATTTCACATATGGGTCTAAAGAAGAGAATAGAAGTTGAGCAAAAACGTAGAAAAGCATCTGCAATTAAGCGTAAGCTTGCCAAGTGGCTCGAAGAAACGCTCTCGGAAATCGAGAAGCTCGAAAAGCAAGGGGTCGGAGCATACTCAGAAGCCAGCGGAAATCGAAACCCCCCAGATTCCAGCGCAGGTAGTAGCACCTGAGTATGACGTAGAAGAAGCACAGAAGGTTGTATTCAAACCTAACGAGGGTCCACAAACAACTTTCTTGAGTTCTTCTGAACGAGAAGTTCTGTACGGAGGGGCTGCTGGTGGTGGTAAGTCATACGCTATGCTTGCAGATCCACTACACGGCTTAAATGATCCTAACTTCTCTGGACTCCTTGTACGACATACAACTGAGGAACTAAGGGAACTTATACAGAAGTCACAGGAGTTATACCCACGTGCCGTACCAGGAATTAAATGGTCAGAGCGTAAATCACAATGGGTATCTCCTAAAGGTGGCAGACTGTGGATGTCTTATCTGGATAAGGATACCGATGTCACACGCTACCAAGGACAGGCTTTTAACTGGATTGGATTTGACGAACTTACTCAATGGCCTACACCTTACGCTTGGGATTATATGAGGTCACGTCTTCGTAGCGCTCATGGTAGAGACTTAGGACTTTACATGAGAGCAACAACAAACCCTGGCGGTGCTGGACATGCTTGGGTAAAGAAAATGTTTATTGATCCTGCACCAGCAGGTAAACCTTTTTGGGCAACTGAAATTGAAACTGGAAAAACAATTACCTTTCCTAAAGGACACAGCAAGGAAGGTCAGCCTTTATTTAAGCGTAGGTTTATTCCTGCATCTCTCTTCGATAACCCATACCTTGCCGAAGAGGGTGACTATGAGGCCATGCTCTTATCACTACCAGAGCATCAGAGAAAGCAACTCCTCGAAGGAAACTGGGATATCAACGAGGGAGCAGCCTTTCCTGAGTTTGACAGAACTACCCACGTTATCGAACACTTTGACATTCCTAAGTCGTGGGTACGTTTTAGGGCGTGTGATTATGGCTATGGTAGCTATACTGGTGTCCTTTGGTTTACTATGGCTCCTGATGAGCAGCTTATAGTATACAGAGAATTATATGTTTCTAAAGTAACAGCTAGTGATTTAGCTGATATGATCTTACAAGCAGAGGCAGAAGATGGTGGTATGAGATACGGTGTGCTTGATAGCTCTTTGTGGCACAACCGTGGCGATACTGGGCCATCGTTAGCAGAGCAAATGAACATGAAAGGTTGTCGATGGCGTCCTTCTGATCGCTCAAGAGGCTCACGTATCGCAGGTAAAAACGAGATACATAGACGATTAAAGGTAGATGAGTTTACTGAAAAGCCTATGTTAGTCTTTATGAATAACTGTGTGAATACTATAGCACAGATACCAAGCATTCCACTGGACAAAAAGAATCCAGAAGATGTAGACACCAAAGCAGAAGATCACTTGTATGATGCTTTACGCTATGGTATAATGACTAGACCACGCAGTAGTATATGGGATTACAACCCAGCCAAACAACGATCTGGCTTTCAGGCTAGTGACTCAACATTCGGGTATTAAATATGGCAGAAGAAATGTTTGAAACAGATGATGTCGTTGCAGCAGAGGATGCACTCGACTCCATCTTCAAAGAAAAGCATAGCGTAATAGATTTTGTAAAAGATAGATACAAAAGATCTGAGGATTCTAGGTATGCTGATGAACAACGATGGCTAAAAGCCTATCGTAACTATCGTGGTTTGTATGGATCAGATGTACAGTTTACTGACTCAGAGAAGTCACGTGTATTTGTAAAAGTAACTAAGACAAAAACATTAGCAGCATACGGACAGATAGTAGACGTACTGTTTGGTAACAACAAGTTTCCTCTATCGGTAAACCCTTCTGTATTACCAGATGGTGTAGCAGAGTCAGTACATATAAATATAAATCCTGCTGCTGATCAAGCTCAATCTCCACTTAGCGCAGCTATGGGATCAAAACCACCACGTCCGTATCTCATAGATGGTGACACACCACTAGAGCCTGGTGAAACTCTTGCAGATTTACAGACTAGACTAGGTAGTTTAGAGGATAAACTAGAGCCTGTTACCGAAAAAATAATCGAAGGTGACGGCACTACATCTACTTCAGTTACATTCCATCCTGCTATGATTGCAGCTAAAAAGATGGAAAAGAAAATCCATGACCAGCTACAAGAAAGCGGAGCTACTACACATTTAAGAAGTATGGCATTTGAAATGGCACTTTTAGGTACAGGTGCTATGAAAGGTGCTTTTGCTGTAGATAAAGAGTATCCTAACTGGAACGAGGACGGTGAATACGATCCTATTGTAAAAACTGTTCCAGAATGTGAGCATGTTTCTATATGGGATTTCTATCCTGATCCAGAAGCAAAGGATATGGATGAAGCAGAGTACGTTGTACAAAGACATAAAATGTCACGTACACAGTTACGAAAACTTAAATCACGTCCATATTTCATGAATGACTCTGTACAGATGGCTATAGATAAAGGACCAGACTACGTACAGAAGTATTGGGAAATGACTATGGAGGATGATGATACTCAACCAACATCAGAGCGTTGGGAAGTATTAGAGTTCTGGGGTTATGTAGATATTAAACTATTAGAAGAGCATGGTGTTGATGTACCTGCAGAGTTGTCAGATTTAGATGAAGTCAACTGTAATGTGTGGATATGTAACGGTGAAGTACTACGATTTGTGCTAAACCCATTTAAGCCTACACGTATTCCATACTATGCTGTACCATATGAGCATAACCCATACTCTTTTTTTGGCGTTGGTATTGCTGAGAACATGGATGATACACAGACATTGATGAATGGCTTTATGCGTATGGCTATTGATAACGCAGCAATGTCAGGTAATCTTATTATAGAAGTAGATGAGACTAACCTAGTTCCGGGTCAAGACCTTTCTGTTTATCCCGGAAAAGTATTTAGAAGACAAGGTGGCGCTCCGGGACAGGCTATCTTTGGTACAAAGTTTCCAAACGTAGCGTCAGAAAACATGCAACTATTTGATAAAGCGAGGGTTTTAGCTGATGAGTCAACGGGATTCCCATCATTCGCACATGGACAAACAGGTGTTCAAGGTGTTGGTAGGACTGCTTCTGGTATTAGTATGCTTATGTCTGCTGCCAACGGAAGTATCAGAACGGTTGTTAAGAATGTAGATGACTATCTGATACGTCCACTAGGCAAAGCATTCTTTGCATTCAACATGCAGTTTGACTTTGATGAAGAGATTAAAGGTGACCTAGAAGTAAATGCATCTGGTACAGAAAGCTTAATGGCTAACGAAGTACGTAGCCAGCGCTTGATGCAGTTTTTACAGGTTGCACAGAATCCAGTACTTGCACCTTTTGCAAAAATGGATTATATTATACGTGAAATAGCAAAGAGCATGGATTTAGATCCTGACAAGGTTACTAATTCTATGGGTGACGCAGCTATACAAGCTGAGATACTAAAAGGCTTTCAAGCACCTGCACCACAACCAGCAGGTCCAGAAGGTCAAGGTGTACAGGATGTAGCTGATACTACTGGAGGTGGAGGTTCACAAGTAGGTATAGGCACAGCGCCACTACCTGAAGAACAAGGATTTACAGGAAATGCACCTCAAGCAGTTGGTCAATGATAAAGAATGCTACGAACAGTTTCAGCAACATATAGATGATTTAATTTATATGAGACAACGTGCGTTGGAAACAGCACACGAACCACACATTATACACAGACAGCAAGGTGCGATAGACGTACTTAGAAAACTAAAGCTACTAAAGGAAACGGTAAATGGTGGATAAGCCAACAGAGGAAGACCGTCTTGGATTTGTAAGATCCTATGGTGTAGAGCCTGTAGATGTAAATACGGATCTTACATTCAAAGATGCTGCTACTGCTGTTGCTGAAATGACTCCTATTATAGGAGATGCTATGGCAGCAAAAGAAGTGTATGATGAGTTACAAAAAGAAGATCCTAACTATGGACTTATTGCTGCGTTGGGAGGTGCTGCTTTAATTGGTGCAATTCCGGGTATAGGTGATGCTGCTGCTGCAGGTATACGTAAGGCAGTAGATGTAGCTAAACGAGTTGAGGTTGACCCTGATGCTGTAGGTATGATGGGTGGTAACATTAGGATCAAACCCAAAGCTGAAGAGGGTACACCAACCGTAGAAGCTGCAGGTCTTACAGATGAAGCTATTGATAAGTGGCGTAAAGAAAATGCTACACCAGAAGATTTTCGTAAATCTCTTAAAGGACGTAATGAAGAATTACAAGAAGCTGCTGCTGGAGTAGAAGAAGGCAGGGTATTTACTAGTACTTACAGAAAACTTGCAGATGATCTAAGACCTATTCGTAAAGTAAACAAAGTACCAAAACCAGCTACATTTGTAGAAGCAGTAAGTGCTTTGAATGCAGGTAAACGTAAGAAACCTATGATTGGTTTGAATGCTTCTATACCAGACGGTGATGAAGTAACTGCAAGATTAGATATAGATGCATATACAGATTATGATGTATGGGTTCCTACTCTAACGCACTCTGAACTAAAAACAGTATATAAACCTTCTGTTATATTAGAAGATGTAAACTTTATAAAACCAGAAGGACGAGAACCTAAAAAAGCTTTAGGTGTAGCTAAAGGTGGAGCTAAAGCACCTTTTGCTGTTATGACAGGTAAGTATGTTGAAGCCTCAGATGATGAAGCATATAGACTTGCAAAAGATGTTTTTGATAATGATGATGTTACACAAGTAGGCTATGATCCTACACGTAGAGGGTTTTTCTATGATAGAGAAACAGGAGAAGCAGTAGTACAAGCGGATACAGTAATTCAAGTAGGTCACTTAGTATTAGCACGTAATGCAAAGAAAATGGATGCAGAAGCATTCCCATTCAACGAGGGCGGTATGGCAATGGAAGAACAACTTGAAATGAACCTTGGCGGTATACCTGACAATACAATAGGACAAGATCCTGTATCAGGTAACGATATACCATTGGGATCTACAGCAGAGAATGTACGAGATGACATACCAGCTAACCTAAGTGAAGGTGAGATAGTTGTTCCTGCTGACGTAGTAAACTTTCATGGTGTAAAACTATTTGAAGATCTACGTGCTGAAGCCAAAATAGGTTATGCTCAAATGGCAGAAGATGGACGTATTGGTGGTAGCCCTCTACCAACGACTACACCTAACATGGCTGACATTGATATAGAACTTACGTTAGAAGACTTAGAAGCTTCTGAAGATATGGGGGAAGAGGAAGACAATACAGTAGAGATGAATAGAGGTGGTATGAATTTTGAGCGAGGGCGTGGTAACATGTACAGTAGCTACTCTGCTCCTAAAGCACCTACTAGAGATAGGTCTATGGCTGCTGTTGTATCCAGAGCGCAAGCCAATAGAGATAAACCCAAGAATAGATTCGAATCTATAAAACAACAGTTTGAAAATCTATTTAGAGATGATGATCGTAGACCTACACTAACAAAGAAGCCACCTAAGTCAGACGATGTTAGACCTTCTATTGCACAACAGATAAACTTTGGTGGAGATTACAAAGATAAAGAAGAACCTAAACCAGCACCCAAGAAAAAGAAAAACCCTGTAAAAGGAGCAGGTGGTGTAAGACAGGCATACACAGGCGATACTGAGCCTATAAATGTACGCTACTATGATAAAGGTTTCTTTGAAAGATTAAAAGAAAACTTAGGTTTTGATGATGGAGGACTTATAGGTGGTGAAGATCAGTTTAACCAAGGTCCGTTTATCGAAACTGGTACTGGCACTGGCCTTGTTGAAATGCGTGAGTACATGAACGATGCAGGTCATAGAATATTTATTACATTCATAGATGGTGTACCACAAACAGAGATACCAGAAGGTTACTACCCTGTAGGTGGTACTGGTAGTACAGTTGTTATGAACCCTGCAGACATTCCATCAAACCAAGTTTCAGGTGGTTCTTCTGATGGCGTCGGTGGTTCATACATGCCTACACCAGATGGTGTTAATTATAGAGAGCTAACTGCTGAAGAACTATCCGATATGGTCAAAGGTCAGAGTGACTTAAAAGGAGATGTAATAACAGCAGGACTTGGTATGTTGCATCCTGTTATGGGTCTTGCAGTTAAGTTTGCTCTATGGAATCAAACAAGACAAGTTAAGAAAGAGATTGAGCGTAGAATAGTATCTGATGAAACTACAGAAGTTGATAAGATGCGATACCAAAACTTGCTTGAACTTGCTAACAGAGAAGAACCAACGCTACTGGATAGAATACTAGGACGTAGTTTTGAAAAGACTGTAGAGCAAATACCTAAACCAGTAGAACCTGATGTAGATTATAGTGATCCTACACTAGCACCAGATCAAGGTATAGAGGCTCCGTACACACCAGATGATCAGACTGAAAGTCAAGTTACAACTCCGGGCGTAGATGAAGCAGAATATACATCTACATTTAGCCCTGAGATACAACAACAAATAGAAGATGCAAGTGCTACAGCAGCAGTAAAAGCTTTTGGAACACCCAAGCAAAAATCTGCTAGACAGAGAGTTGAGGATGCTTTAGCTGAATCTAATGAAAGAGTTGGACAAGACAATAATCCAAATAGAAATGATGATGATCGTCCAACATATACACCAGCACCATCATACACACGTCCATCGCAAGATCCCTACGCAGAACCTGGAAGACCCACAACTATAAGAACTGGCGGTGGAGGCAGAGCAAAAGGCGGCTTAGTAGATAGACCTAAAGTAAAAGAAGTAGTAAAAGGTTTAGAGAAAGCATCTAAGTCTCATTCCAAGCAAGCTGCTAAATTAAAAAAAGCACTAGTCGCTAAAAAGGACAATAAAAAATCCAAATAACTATAAGGCCACTCAGCTACGGCTGACCCCAACATAAAAGGAGATATAATATGGCTGAAGGTGGAACTATGCTTCATGAAAAGCAAAACATTAAGTCTGTACAGATGAACTCTGCTTCACACGCACGTAACGAAGCACGTATAAAGCAAGATGAAGAAGAACTTGCAGAACTGATAAAGCAAGCTAAAGCTGCTAAAGGTATAACTGATGAAGAAGAAACCACGGAAGTTGAACCCAGTAGCGAAGAGCCTCAAGCTGAATCAGTTCAGGCAAAAAGTGATACCAAACAAAAAGAAAAACCTAAAGCAGAAGCACAAGAAGATGACACTGAGTTGAGTGCTGAAGAAAAGAACTTCAAGAAACGGTATGGTGATCTACGTAGGCATCAACAAAAGAAAGAAGAAGAGTTTACTGCTAAGATAGAAGCTCTAGAAGCGCAACTAAGTAAGGCTGCTAAGAAAGAACTCGTACTACCTAAGACAGATGAAGAGCTAGAGGCTTGGTCTAAAGAGTATCCTGATGTTGCATCTATTATAGAAACTATCGCTGATAAGAAATCTAAGAAAGCCGCTAAAGACTTAGAAGAGCGTATGGCTGAATTAGAAGAGCTACGTGTTAATGCTCACAAAGAAAAGGCAGAAGCAGAACTTGTTAAGATACATCCTGACTTTATAGAGATACGTCAAGACGATGCATTTCATACATGGGCAGAAGCGCAACCTAAATGGGTACAAGATGCTCTGTATGAAAATATAGATGATGCACAATCTGTAGCACGTGTAATAGATTTGTATAAAGTAGATAAAGGTATTACTTCTAAAAAGAAAGCTAAACCAGAAGAAAAAGCAGCAGCATCTTCAGTTAAGACAAAAAGGTCTGTACAAGCAGAACCTGATGAGACAAGTAAGTACATCAGAGAGTCTGAAGTAGCTGCAATGTCTATCAAAGAATATGAGAAGAGGGCAGAAGAAATAATGGAAGCTCAACGCTCTGGTAATTTTATTTATGATATAACTAGAAAGTAGTTGACATTCTAACTATCATAGATAAAACTATAGCATATACACAACATTAATGTGTATGCTTTAATCAAGCACTAGCCACACAAAAGACTTACCTCTAAGTTTAGGCCCAGCGCAGATAGGGCGGCCACCCTTGAAGCATAGCTGACTACCCTAAAACAAAGAGCCTCTTCATGGTGGATATGTAGTGTTACTTCAACGCCATATCTATAAAGGAGAAACAATTATGGCTATAGCACTCGCATCGAGTACGAGTGGATTTGACGGCAACTTCAGCCCAATTATCTACTCCAAACAAGCGCAGATCGCTCTACGAAAAGCGGCTGTCGCAACTGCAATCACAAACAACTCCTACTTTGGAGAGATTGCCAATCAAGGTGATGTTGTACGCATCCAAAAAGAGCCAGACGTAACAGTCAACACTCTTGAGCGTAAAACAGCTATATCTATCGAAGACCTAGACGATAGTCAGTTTCAATTAACCATTGACCAAGCTAACTACTTTGCTTTCAAAATGGATGACATTGAAGATCAGTTTGCTAACGTTGACTTCGTAAGCCTAGCTGCAGACAGAGCAGCATATAAAATGGCTGACGCAATGGACGCAGACTTGTTGTCATATATGTCAGGTCACACAGCAGCAGGTGTAAAAATCTCAACTGTTTCAGGTACAGCGCAACACCCAACAGCAGGTAACCTAACAGGTGAATTTTTAACTGCTAACCACCTAGATATGTCTGACATTGGACACATCACAACTGCAGCATCATCTTCTACAACTGGTGACTCCATCCCACTAGCTGCACGTCTTCCAGGTGCAACAGCGTTGTCAACTTCTGTGACATCTCCGTTGACTGTGGTTGCACGTATGGCACGTCAAATGGATACAGCAAACGTTGACTCACGTGGACGTTGGTTGGTAGTTGACCCAGTATTCATGGAGATCTTGAAGGATGAGGACTCACGTCTTCTAAATTCAGACTACGGTGGAAGCGGTCTACAAAATGGATTAGCTGTTAACAACTTACACGGCTTCAGAGTCTATGTATCAAACAACTTACCTGCTGCAGGTACAGGTGCTGGTACTTCAGGTTCAACTGCACAAGATGACAACTACGGTGTTATCCTTGCAGGTCAAGAAGACGCAGTTGCTTCTGCAGAGCAGATCAACAAAGTTGAAAACTACAGAGATCCTGACTCATTCGCAGACATTGTACGTGGTATGCACCTTTACGGACGTAAAATCTTACGCCCAGAAGCATTGGTATCTTGCCATTACAACGCTGCTTAATTATAAGTTAAACTTAGAGGCTGCTTCGGTGGCCTCTTCGTGCATTTAACATAAGGACATTCTCATGGGTACTATTACTACAGCAATGTGCAACAGCTTCAAGCAAGAGCTACTTGGGGGTGTTCACGACTTAGACACACACACATTGAAGATAGCTCTAATCAAACCTTCTCCTACAAGTAACTTCAATAAAGATACTACTAACTATTCTGATCTTACAGCTAACTCAGATGAAGCTACTGGTACAAACTATACTGCAGGAGGACAGGCATTAGATTCACCTGTCATATCTATACCTTCAGGTACGGATACGGCTATTGTTGACTTTGCAGATGAAGTCTTTTCCAACCTGACTATTTCTGCTGCTGGGGCTTTGCTCTACAACAGTTCGGCAAGTGACAAGGCTATAGCTGTGTTCTCGTTTGGTTCAAACGTGGCATCGACAGCAGGTGACTTTACAGTTATCTTTCCTACAGCAGATGCATCCAACGCAGTTATACGAATAACGTAAAGGTAAACTAATGGCACTGATACTAAGAGATCGTGTACGTGAAACGACTACAACTACAGGAACAGGTAATCTAACTCTTGGTGGCGCAAGTGCAACCTTTGATACATTCGCATCAGTCATGTCTACAAATGACACGACTTACTACGCCATTGTGCATACAGCTAATGGCACAGATGAGTGGGAAGTTGGACTAGGTACATACAGTGGTACTAACACTCTTACAAGAACTACAGTACTGTCTAGCTCAAACGGTGGATCAGCAACAAACTTTTCAGCAGGTACTAAATTTGTATTTATAACTTTACCTGCTGGTGCTGCTGCTCACCTTGACCCAGCATCTAACGATCACGACTTAGCATCAGTCATCTCCTTTGGTAATCACGACACAGATGATATATCAGAAGGTTCTACTAATCTATACTTCACCAACGCTAGAGCAGATGCACGTGTCGCTGCATCCACAGCCTTTGACCCAGCAGGTTCTGCTGTTGCACTAGCGATAGCTTTGGGATAACATTATGGCAAATACATTTCTTAGAAAGACTTCACGTAGCATAGGCACATCAGCAGTTACGGTGGGAAGCTACACAGTGGGTGCAAGCACAGCCACAACCGTTATTGGTTTATCTTGTGCTAACAGAACCACTGCAGCTATCACAGTTGACGTAACACACAACGATGGGTCTAACGATACATTCTTGGTTAAACAAGCTACCGTACCTAGTGGAGGCTCACTTGTTGTCGTTGGAGGTGATCAAAAGGTCGTTTTACAAACAGGCGATAGCATTAAAGTGACATCGAGTGCAGCCTCCTCTTGTGATGTAATGATGAGTATATTGGAGATTACCTAATGGGTAAGTCTAAAGATTTAGCTACTGGCGCAGCTTATCAGGATCAAACTGAAAGCGATACAAGATATGTAAATGCCTCTGGCGATACTATGACAGGTGATCTTACTGTTAATGCTGAAGTAGGTATTGGTCGTTCACCTACGTCTACATACAAACTTGATGTACATGGAGAGGTAAATAACAACTGGTTAGCCCACATACACAACACTCATGCTACGAGCGGTTATGGGGTAAAAATAAGGGCTGGTGATGATAATAATGTGACTGCTTTTCGAGTATCTAGCCAAGATAACGCTACCACAATTCTTGATGCTTCTGGAGGTGGCATTGTAACAACGCCTAATCAGCCACATATATATGGAAGCGTAGGTAATACGGGTGGAACTGGATCTGGTGGTGCAGGACTTTGTAATAGAATGTATGTTCAAACAAGTGGCGGCGGCATGACATTCTCGAATAGTAGAATTACTGTTCCAGTGGCAGGAGTATATATGGTTTCTTGGCAAACCTTAACTAATCAAGTTGGTTCTGGCAGATATGATACAAATGTAAGGCTCAATGGAACTGATATTAGTAACGGCCTAAATAATGCAAGTGATCAAAATAGTGATTATAGAATGAGAACGCACATTTTTGCTAGAGATTTAGCAGCTAACGATTATTTACAGTTTAATCATGCACACCCATATGCCACTGGTGCTGTCTTTGATTCGTGGGCTGTTGTTAGCGTATTTTTACTAGGTTAGGACACAGACATGGCATACATTGGACAGACACTAACCGAAGGTACAAGAAGAGCGCATACATATACAGCTACTGCTGGACAAACCACATTTAATGCTGTATACTCTCTTGGAAACGTAGACGTATATCAAAACGGAATACTGTTACAACCTGCTGACTACACAGCTACTACAGGAACTACAGTTGTGTTAGGAACTGCTGCTGCACTAGATGATGAGATAACTATTATAGCTCACAACATATTCAGCGTAGCAGATGCACCCACACTTTCAGGTGGTGGCACATTTGCAGCTAGTATCAGAGCGCCTATATACGACACAACACAGAATACTATGAAGACTGCTTTGTTTCAAACTAATGAGCAGAGCATGGGTACAGACACAACAATACCTAGCTCACAGAATGCTAGTTGTAATGGGCCTCTAACAATAGCGGCTAATGTAACGCTTACAGTTAATGGGAACTTGACAATCATATGAGTACTTTACACGTAGAAAATCTAAAAGGTCTTAGCTCTGGCAGCAATGCTAATAAGATTATTGTACCGTCTGGTCAAACTATAGACGCTAGTGCTGGAACTCTGCTGCCGAGTGCAGACCAAGTTTTGCAAGTTAAGAATGTGGATTTTCAAAATCAAACAACATCGACGACAAATGAAGCCTATGTTGATGCTTCTGGCACAGATATTACACTGACAGCAAAAAGTGACAATTCAAAATTTTACCTTATAGCGCATTGTCAATATTATCATTCTGGCGGGATAAATGGTGCAAACATTGGATTTAAGAGAAACAGCACAAAGATACTTGGTGTTGACGGCAATTCGGGAGATGCTTGGTTTGGATTTGGGAACGCTACAAACATAACCAACGCAAGTTTTAACATCTCAAGAAGCTATTTAGATAGCCCATCTCTTTCTGCGGGTACTAGTGTCACATACAAGATAATGCTTGGGCGATGGAATAGTGGCACTTTATATTTAAACTACACCACTTATAACACCACAAGTCACTTTACTGTCATGGAGATAGCCCAATGAGCATCCTAAAAGTAGACACCATAAACGAAAAGACTACTGGCAATGGGGTGCAGATTGCAGGGCATGTTGTTCAGGTTTTATCAATGAGAACTGATAGTGGCAGAAGCACAACATCAACTTCTTTAGTCGATACAGATATGACTTTAACAATTACGCCATCATCAACTTCTAGTAAAATAATGATTATTGCAAATATGTATGAAGTTTATAAGGCATCAGCTAATACTTCTGCTATGTTTGCTATCAATAGAGGGGGAACCATAATAGGTGATCATCAAGGATCAACTCAGGCATATACTGATACAAATGAATATGAAAATATCCATATAGTATATGTAGATGAACCTAGTACTACTTCTGCCATTGTGTATAAAATTCAGTATAAGTCTAGTAATGGTAATAGTGTCTTTATTAACGCTGATAATACACAAAATCATTTTATATTAATGGAGATAGCCCAATGAGTTCTATCTTAAAAGTTGATGAAATACAAAACACTGGCGGTACTACTGGGTTAACCATAGATAGTAGTGGTCGGGCTTTACGGCCTGTCATCCCTTTTGGTCAAGCATCAATGGGAAACGCAGCAGTATCTGCTACCAACAAAATAGGATTAGAATATAATATAGTTAGTGGCGGTGGACTAACTGTTGATCAAACAAACGATAAAATGATTGTACCTGTCGCTGGTCTTTACCAAATTGGTTTTACTCATCTTACTGATAATTTAACTTCTACAGTAGGTATCGAAATGAGAAAAAACGGAACCACAATTCAAGGCGGTAAAACACAGGTAAAGGGTCAAACTTATGTCAGTATAGGATTAAACATGATTATTAGTCTTGAGGCTAATGACTACATTGAGTGGTGGGCAGTTGATGGAACAGTACACAACAACACAACATACAATAATATGTTTTGTTACTTAATAGGATAAACAAATGACAGATATAGCAACAGCATTAACAGAACTAGGCGTAACTGAGTGGGTGTTACGAGGTGAGCCTACAACTCAGGAAGAGTTTGAGACTATGTTCCGCAAGGTCATGGGTGCAGACTCTAACGGCTCTGCCATAGAAAGCTCAGACCCATCTCACTTTGGTACAACATGGGCTGCAGTCTCAGCTAAAAAGAATGAGCTTGTAGCAGCAGAACCCATGAGGTTACTACGTGAAGAGCGTAACAGAAGATTAGCAGAAACAGACTGGTGGGCTATGTCAGACCGTACCATGACATCTGCACAAACTACTTATAGACAGGCGTTGCGTGACATAACAGATAGCGCTACGTCATTAGATGATGTAACTTGGCCTACAAAACCATAGGAGATTAACATGCCAGATATTACAGTATCATTAACTGCAACAGAACTAAAGTGTCTTGAATACGCAGCAGCATCCCCACAAGACTGGGCTGACAATGCTTTGACTAACAGAGCTAGGATCGCTAAAGATGAGATCATTGCTGCTCTTGTAGCGCACTGCAATGCTAACTCAGTAGCACTAGCTGTTGGAGAAGATGCACAAGTAACACAAGCGTTTGACTTAGGAGTTGTACAAACAGCAGCAGCAGCAAACGAAGAGTCAACTCCACCAGAGTAAGGAATATCAATGTCATACATCGGCACTGAACCTAAAGACATAAGATCATTTGGCAGAACTAAGTTTGACTATACTGCTACGCAGGGTCAGACAGCGTTTACTGGTGCTGATGATGACGGTAAAGTATTAGCCTTTACTGTTGGACAGATAGAGGTATACGTCAACGGTATCCTCATGGATGACAGTGACTTCACCACAACTGGCACTGGTACAGTCACATTAGCATCTGCAGCTAACCTAAATGACGTTATCAATATTGTATCCTTTGAGTCAAACATACCAGACAATGATTATGTACCTGCTTCAGGTGGTACGTTTAGTGGTAACGTAACTCACAGTGGCACAGTAACTAATAGTGGTAATGTAACTGTTGGTGGTACTCTAGGTGTTACTGGTGTAACAACATTATCAGATGATTTAGTTGTTGATACAAATACTTTGTTTGCAGATGCCTCAACTAATAGAGTTGGAATAGGTACAGCTTCACCAGCAGCACCTCTTGATGTAACCAAAGCAGGGGGTGGTAATTTTGTAGCTTTGTTTCAAAACACTACAGATGCTACTCCTTATGGTATTCATGTAAAAGATGCATCATCAGGAGCTAATGGCTATCCGTTGTTTCAAGTAACAAACGGTGCTGCAAACACTACTTACTTTAGAGTGGATAGTGGCACAGGCCGTGTGTTAGCACCTAGTCAGCCTAGCTTTTGTGTTAGAGGTGGAACTGGTAATCATACTATAAGTGCTGGATTAGGTAATGCAAATGCATTTAATTCAGCCAATAGTTCGACTGTTTTTCACAATGTAGGTAATCATTTTAACCAATCAAACACTTTTTTTACTGCACCTACAGCTGGTAAATATTTGTTTACTTATAATATATATAGTCAAACAACAGGTGGAACTGCTGGTGGTTATATTGGTGCATGGTTATTATTCAGCAATACAAGAAGTTATGTATATTGTTTTCAAGAAAATGGATCTGATGTAAACCTAACAATGTCAGTAATTGCCTCTATGGCATCAGGTGATACTGTTAATCCTGGATTGTATGGACATTCTGGAAGGACACAGCATTATATAGGACAGCATTCGTACTTTGAAGGTCACTTATTAGGTTAGGGAGAACACATGACAAGAGCAAGAGATGTAGCTAACCTTATAGGTTCTGGTAACTACAGCAGTACTACGTTCACAGCTACTGCAGGACAGACAGCCTTTACTATAGCCCACACACAGGGATTTATACAGGTGTTCATGAATGGCTTGCTCTTAGATGAAACAGTAGACTGGACAAGCAACGGATCAGCAGTAACACTTACATCAGGTGCAGCAGCAGGTGATGAGATAGAAGTTGTTGCATACAATACGTTCAGCGTTGGTGATGCACTCAACCAAGCAGCAGCCGATACGAGATACGTTAACGCTAGTGGTGATACTATGACAGGTACTTT